GTACATCCAACCCATTGCTGGACGCCATAGTTTTTGCATCCATTCTGCTCCACCGCCGTCTTTTTCTTCTGCCATAGTTCGCTCCTTTTGGCTGTTATATACGTATTTATTTCACGCTGTTAAATATTTTTTGTTGAGTATTATACCAATCTAACCAGTTATCTACACGGTCTTTGCAAAGATAATATTGACTGTAATTGACTGTAATAACATTCAACGCATCGCTTAGTTTTGTTGTAGAAGCATCTACTTGATTTAGATCTGGACAAGCCGTTTTAAGATCTGGCGGAGTATCCGGCCATGACATAGTCATTTTAGGTCCAGTAACACTAGAACACCCGTTCAGAAATACAATTAATGAGGCGACTAATATTTTTTTCATTTAGTCGCTCCTAGAGGATTCTTAGCCGCACCATTTAAAATAGTAATGGCCTCTGGATCAATTTTACAGTCTGCGTCGATGCGTTTTTCAACTTCTTTAATTTTTTCTTGGTATACTATTTGTGTGTCGTGTATAACTTTTGTATGAGTGACTATTTTTGTTTGTACAGCAGTATTAGCATCTGAACTAGCTTGTTGTGCTACAGCAATTTTAGCTTGTTGTTCTTTAATTTGTGCTTGCAATATTTCGGTAACACCTGCACCACCGTACATAAACACACTTGCTATAATTATAACAAAACTAACTGGTTTAATAAACAATGCATATGGTTTAAAATTAGGAAAATTTCCTAATATATTTGCAGTAAAGTAAACAGTTGCACCTGCACCCGCTATTGCTGGCCATAACCATGAAGGTAAATTTCCTAATATTTGCTCTAATAACCAACTAAACATTTTTTTAACCCATTAACACTGAATGTGCATTACTTGTATGTTGCTGACGTTCGTTGAGACCCAATGTTCCGCCGTTAATCTTTTTAGTTAACCCAAGAACATCGCCTTTGTCTGCCAGGTCATTCAAATTGTTAGCTTCCCAAAACCAGCAAGCACTTTGTACACATCCTTCGAATGTTGTTAAAAATTCAGGAATATCTTCTAACGGTGTATCAATACTTTCAGCAAATTTTTGATAATTGCTTTTGCCAGTAAGCTGAATTAATCCACGTCCGCAAAACTTCCAGCCGTCGCCTGATTCTTCTGGCCCATTTCCCATACGATTAGCATACGCACGGTTAGCAATTTGCTCAGGATGATGGCCATATTGATTAGCAATATCCATTGTTGGAAAATAGTGCGGCCAAACTTTCATCAATGTTTCTGGTTTGTAATTTAAATTTTCGATAATAGCTCTGTAGCCGGCACTTTCAACCATTGTTTGCCCCATGAAACATGCTACACGTTCTAAAGTATTAATATCGTAATCAGGCAAAATTTTGCATAATGCTTCATGCCAATGTTCGCTATATGGGTTATTTTGTAGAATCGCTGTACACTTTTCTAAACTAAAATCAAATGTAAAATCTGCCATTATTGTATCCTTTTAAGTGCAACAGCCCAGTTAGTATTTTCAAATATAAATGTATCGCTAATTTTAGTAATATTATAATTACCGATTACTTTAGTTAAAAACATAACTTCTGCCATATCCTTACCTTCTAGTACGATAGGACCTTTAATGCTGTCGTAAATTTCTTTTTTGTTACCACTATTTAATATTTTAAATGTTACAGTTCCGCTATATGGTCTGGTAAAACTAATACTTTCGTCAATGACACTTAATGTATCGGCATAACTATTTTTAAAAAAATTGCTAAAATTATTTAAATTAGTTTCTTTAGTAGCTGCTTTATAACTATTTTTGTCTTTAGGAACAATTTCTTCTAATTTTTCTAATGTAGCAGGTTCGCTTTTAAAATTTTTAAAATATCTAAAACGCATCTCTTCCAAGCCTGTGATTTTCATTACACCTTCGACTATTTCTGAAATTTGTTCAGCTACTCTTCTTGATCTTTCTAACTCTACAAATACACGATACTTACCGTCATCCATTTCGCCAGGTGTACAATCTGCATCTAAAATAAAGTTATAACCCATTTCAAAGAAATTTTCAAGATCTTTAGCTGGATCTTGATGATCAACAGTAAAACTCAATACTACAACATCTTCATCATTGCCAATTTTGCTTTTATAACTGTCGATATCAAAGACTTTTTTTACTAAATCTCTAAGATCATCTTTGCGTAATGCTTCAGTTAGGCTCATGCTTATGCTCCTCCTGCTGGAGCTGCTGGAGCTGCTGGAGCTGCTGCTGGAGCTGCTGGCGCCGCCGGCGCTTGTGGTTGTGCTGGTCCTCCAGGAGGTGTAGCTGAGTCAGTTAGTGTAGCTGATTGATCTTTATAATCGTGCTTCATTTTTTCCATATAGCCTTTGTAGATATCAAAAGCTACTTTCTTTGGCATTGTAATTTCTACAATCCAAATAGGCTTGCGATCTAATTTTCCTTTTTTAGTATTAGGACGAATATCCTCGGGAGTACGTATTTTACGTGGTTCTATTAAATGGCTTTTCTGGTAGGTAACTTTGCAACCTAATTCTGTTAGTCTTTTTCCAGCTATCGGGTTAGGCATTTTACTAGCTTCCCACATGAATCCTGCTGTAATCCAATGACGATCTACTTTAGGACCATACGCTAATTCGCCTTCTTCCCAATTTTCGTATACATAAACATCGGTCTCTTCTAGAACTCTTTCAAAATCTTTTAAAACAGCGAGACTGCTGTTATTTTCATATAACTCTTCTATGTTTTTAATAACATCTAAAATATCGTGGTACATAATTGTGGTTTCCAGAAGCTTCTGTACTTATTTAGCTGGTTTGAAATCATAACATATCACTTTATTATTCTATATATTCGTTAAATAATAGTGTAGGACCTCTGTAGTTATCATAGGCGGTCACTACAAGTCTTACTTTTTCATAAAAGTAGGAGCAACTTTAATGAGTAAACAACGAGTGAAAAAGCGTTTTACATCAGAAGTTAACATAATTGATTTCCAGCCGTATCTTCCGGCAAAAAAGCAACGTGTGAGTATTAATGCACGTAATGCTAATCAGAAACTCTACCTCTCAAAATTGTATGCGGAGCACACTAGCATAGTACTTGCTATTGGTCCTGCTGGCACGGGTAAAACCATGTTGGCTGTACAATACGGAATTAAATTGTTTCAGGAAGGTCTAGTTGAAAAAATCGTTGTGACAAGACCCGCCGTCTCAGTCGACGAAGATTTAGGATTTTTACCAGGTACATTAAACGAAAAAATGGCACCATGGACTCGTCCTATATTTGACGTCTTATCCGAGTATTATCAAAAAAAGGATATTGAAAAAATGTTAGAGGAAGGTGTTATCGAAATAAGCCCATTAGCGTATATGCGTGGACGCACATTTAAGAACGCATACATTATAGCAGATGAAATGCAAAATGCCACAGTAAATCAAATGAAAATGCTACTGACCCGTTTAGGAGAAGGGTCTAAGATGGTAGTGACAGGAGACTTGGCACAAGCAGACCGATTGAGCGATAATGGTCTGATTGATTTTTGTAATCTGTTAGAATCAAAAGAATATTTAGAGCACATCGATATCGTTCGATTCGATGCTCGTGACATCGAACGCCATAATGCCGTGAAGGAGGTGTTAGCGGTTTATGGAGAATAAAGTAGCAATACTTTAGATAGTCATTAAAAAAGGCCCTGCAGGGCCTTTTTTTATAAGTTTCCTAATCTAATCAATGTTGCAGACAAATTAATTTCTGGATCAATAACTAGTGTATGATCTACTAACCCTTGTTTGATGATTAAAATAGCTTTATTTTGATTTGCTTCGTCGCCAAAAATTTCAACATTGTCGTATAACCAGCGGTATATTTCGTCCATTTCTTCTGGACGAGCTTGACTGCATAGTAGTTTACGTGCATCACTGATCTTACCAGCTTTAAACAATTCAACCATTTTAAATTTATAATCGGCTTCATTGGTATCACCTACTTGCGGAGCATTCAGAATACCTTCGCTGGAATTCATTTGTATAGTGTTGATACATTTTCTTAGATCTGGGTATGTTGCTTTGACAAAACTATCTAATGTATCGATTTCAAATTGAATATTTTCTGAAATAAGAATCTCGGCTGCTCTTGCAGTAAACTCAGTTTGATCAGTTTTAGCTACATGAAATCCTTGACATCTACTATGGATAGCAGGAATAATTTTATTAGGATAGTTACAAGTTAGCACAAACCTTGCTGTAGTATGATATTCCTCCATAACTCCGCGAAGTGCGCCTTGTGCATTAGGACTCAAATAATCTGCCTCATCTAACAAAACTACTTTGAAATCGCCAAACGGAATCATTTGTACAAAATTTACAATTTTATCTCTAACATCATCTACACTATTTGTACGACTTGCGTTAATTTCTAATATATCTAAATCATTTACTTCTAGTTCATGAAACAGCACTTTAGCTAAAGTAGTTTTTCCGATGCCAGCACTACCGCTGAATAGTAAATGCGGAATTGATTTTTCTTTAATCCATGTTTGTACTTGTGCCCGTTGATGAGCATCGCGAAATACATAACCATCCACTGTCTTAGGACGATATTTTTCTACCCACAGTTCTTTCATAGAATTCCTTAGTTTTCTTTATTATACAGATAAAAACAGGACTAGTCAATAGTCCTGTAATTGTTTGGTAAAATTAATTTTAAAATTGCGGCCCGGCAAATTGCGCAGGATCCCATTCTTGATGCTGTATTTTTGAATGTCCGCCATAGGTATTCATATATTTTTCATCTGGTTTGTCATCGCTAACCATCAAAATTGCTTTAATATCTGCTCGACGGATCGTAATTTCATTGCCATCATCTTCTACCACCGTGACACCACGAGTCCATCGGCCGTGCTCTAACAGAATCCATTCACCGACTTTAACATCTTTTTGTTTTGGACCAACAGCCCAAACTCGTGCCCACCGATGGCGAACTCCTTCGCTTTTACCATCATCACTTGGTAGTACAAACATACCAAGTTTTCGTTCGCCAAATTCCATATCAGTAACAAGAACGTTGTCGCGTATAGGGATAAGTTTTCCGTATACTTTAGGTTTAATACCCTCGTGTCCTATACCTTTTGATTCTGCCATTACTCGTTTCCTTCCGGATCCATTGATGCAATATCTTTTTTAACAGACACCGATACGGGTGCAGGCTGTGCAGCAGGAACATTATTTTGATTAGGAATCGGACTAATATTTTGTGAAACGATTTCCTCTCTACGTTGAATAATTTTACCACCTGGCCCTAGTTTATCACCACGAGCATTAACTTTAGCGTTACCTACAGCTGGGGTTAATTCATTTTGATTAACCATTTTGCCCATGTCAATTACTTTGCCACGAGCTGTTTTGTAAGTTTGTCCCATTTAATTCTCCTTGAATTATACTACTACTTATCTCAAAAATTCCTGCCAGTCTAAATTATATTTGACCGAATCTATTTGATGTACGCCTAACAAATATAGTACAAAGCTAGCTACGCTCGATCCACGACCGACTCCCCAAACAATACCATTTTCATTGCAAGTATCTACAAAATGTTTAGTCCATTGCAATAATGGAATCATTCCGCGATCTTTATAAGCAGCCATTTCAGCTGTTACTCTGGCAATTTGTTCTTTGGTTGTACATTTTTTAATACACCAATCTTCTACATCAAAATCTCTGTATTCGTTAGGCATAAACCAATCGCTTTGCAATGCACTATCGAAATCTGTGATGTCAATTGATTCTAATTGTTCGTTGAATCTTCGAAATGTAAAACCCGCAACTTGCTCCAACTCATTAATCTCTTCGGTATAATCTACCGTAAGATCCTTGAGGTTGGTTAGCTTTCCTTGATACAGGAATTTAAATATATCTTGTGTATTAAAAATAGGATTACCGAATTTATCTAGGCGCATAGCCTATATTTTAATTGACTTTAATTAATTTGTCAATGTTTTTCTCACTCGATTTCATTAATTTTTCCAATGCCAATCTGCGACGGGTACTAAGTTCTTCTTTGTACGACTCTAACAACATGCCAATTTGAGTTTTGACATCGGTATTATAAGTCATAAAATATTTGTTAGTGAGATCTGCAACCTTAGCTTCGATTTCACTATCTTTAAGTTCTGCAAAACTGCCGGCTAATGGATGCATTATATACTACTCGAATAAGTTCCAGATACTTTTAAATATACGTGGCTACCTGCATCATAACTAAATGCATCAATTACATACATATTATTAGTACCTGGATAAGGATACACAATTTGTACATTTGAACCAACACCACCCGATTGGGTAAACACACTGCCGGACCATGAACTATCTACTACTAGTTTTCCTGAATTAGTAGTACTAAGTGTAGTTGTTGTTGTCGCAGCTTGTGTAAATTTAAGAATAAGTTTTATAGTACCAAACCCAGTTGTTGGCCAATTTGCAAAAGTTAGCGTAAGTCCAGATGTATTGATAGTTCCGTATTGAACTGACCCGTTATTTAAATCGATAGTAGTTGAAGTGCCGATAGTTCCTAAATTATCTGCTTGAGGATAAAATTGACTGTAGGAACCGTTAGTTAATGTTGATCCTTGTAAAGAATTTGTAGCAGATGTAACATTGATACCATTTGCCTGCAAAGCTGAAATTTCAGTAGCCGCTTCGGCTAATCCAGTTTTAATAGCTGTGAAATTGTCACGAAATCCTTGACTATTATTATCCTGTCCTGCTACTGGGTAAGCAGTATTAATTGTTGATGTAATTATTGCGCTGGTCATACGGTTATCCTATTGTCTTTGAATATTAGATATTTATCGTTGCTGTACCCTGACAGAGAAGTCAATGTGAATCTGTCTACAGTATAGTCTAATTGGCTAAAATTAAACCCATTAAATTTGATATTTGTTATAATTTTGTCTGCTGTTCCTGGTTTACAAAAACACAATGGAATAGCTAGTACATACCCTAATTGGGCTTTTTGTCCGGATTGTATACTTCTCATCCATAGAGGCAAATAATTACGCTCTGTTGCTCCGGCATTGCTTAGTCTCTTTTGCCAATTAGAAATACTACTAGGAAAATATGTATCTGTATTTGGATTACTAGCTTCGTACCCTGTACTATCTACAGTAATATTGTAATCATTTCTTCTACTATCGGGCGCATCTAAAGTAAGTGTAGTTAAATCGTTTTTGTAAAAATTTAAACTATTATCTACAGTAATTGTTTCAGGAGCATTACTACTAGTTTTAATAGATAAGGGTAAATGTTTTCCATTTGGCTCCATAGGATCTAGCATTTGTATGTAAACTACTTCGTAGACTGGAACATTAGATATAGGATCAAATGCCACAGCTTTCTCGATGCTTCCAAATTGAAAACGTTTCTTTTTATTGTTTAACGTCATAGCACTAACATATGCAGAAGCATATAAATTTTGTATTCCTGCGTATATTAATATAGATAAATTAGTTTGTACTCCAAAATTTGGATCTTCTGGTCTATAAATGCTGGATGGCGTGAATACTGTACTGTTGTTTATAAAACTGCTAAACAATGCTCTTTGGGCAGGGATCAAAAATGGTCTTGCTGTAATATTATTGTAAATTGTAGTATTCGGAGTAGTGATAGTTAGAGTAAATGTTTTATCAATTGCACTATAGGCATATTGATCGGCTGCTTCAACAGTAAATGTATATGTTCTATCGTAAGTTGTCTTACCAGCATCGAATGTAGTTTGTGATCTGTCAATGGTTAACAACCCTGGCAAATTATTTACTAGATCATCAAACTGATTTGGAATTCCTAAAATCTCGCCATCGCCGTTCAATTTAAGTCCTGGTGGTAAAGATCCTGCCGTTAAATTATACGTAACAATGGCATCTGGTACACTAGTAGTAGCCAATAGATTCAATGTACATATATAATCGGCTGGTATAGATCCTAAATTACTAGGAGAGCTCCAGGTTATAACACTGTTAATACTTCCTAATATTGTAATATTAAATACTCTACTAGCAGATATAACTTCACTATTATTATCGCCAGGTCTACTGGCTGTAATAGTAAATTTATAATTTTTAGTAACACTTGGTTGATAAGGTACTAGTCCGTAGAGATCACCTGATACAGGATCAAAATTTAAACCTAATGGTAGTTTACTTAAACTTCCTATATAAAAATAAGTATTATTAGGAATAGAAATTAATAATGCACTTGACAGTGCTAATCTATAACGAGTAGGAGTTAATTGTGTTACTCCTGTTATTGTATAGATAGTATTATCAGCAGAATTTATATAATTATCTAATGTAAAAAATTGTCCTATTACTGGAATACTTGATAAATCTTGAACAGTAACAGACGTACTACCTAAAATATTATCAGTTATTAACATTTGATATGCAACAGCATATACTTCTTCATTTGTGGTCTCTAATCTGAATTCTACGTTTCTATTGTCATATAATGCAACAGGAATTGTTATATAGTTATTTGATCTAAATATTCCTAAATTACTATCAGTTAACCACACTGGACGTCTCAAATATGTTGAATCGGCTGTGAATTCGTCAGCTTGACCGTCTAGTGTAATACTATCTGCTCTAAATTCATCAGTTCCGGTAACAAATATTTTAAAAATTCTTTGACTATAATTAGTACCATCAGTTACTGTGACTTTAAATTGATAATTTAAACTTAATGTTTGTGTGACTACTGAAGGTGTAAAATAATCAAAAATTACATCGTCGTATTGGTAGCTGTCAAAACCATTAGTCGATCTTAAACCAAAATCAAATACTCCCTTGTCATAACCCTGTTCGTCGAAATTTCCAACACCGTCATTGACGGTAATCTGAGGAGAAGGTTCGATGTAACCACTAATGAGACCTGAAGAATTTAAAGATAATCCTGGCGGAAGAATGCCGTCACCGTCGGCAATATAAAATGTTAGAGTTGCACCTGAAGCAACATTTAAATCGGAAACTTCTATTTGATAATTGATATAAGTTTGATCTGGTGTATAAAATTGTTTACTTGGCCCTAAGGGCAATGATCCTGCAGGAGTTATAAATGTCGGAGGATTATAACCGTAAACACTGATTGTAAATGTTCTATCGGATATACTAATACCATCGGATGCTCTTATACAGAATGTATAAGTTGTTTGATTAGCTACTGCTAGTGGTGCACCTGTAAGATTACTGCCTATTAAAAATATGCCATCGGGCAAATTTCCTGATATAATTGTAAAAGTAATACCTCTGCTGTTTGATACTGGTAATGCCAACGTAACAGATTGCTGTTCTTGCAGAGTTCCAAATGAATACCCGCTAGGTTGTGTCCAAACATTTAACATTTTAATAACCGCCGGTTAATGGTGATCTTTTCCAAGTATTAGGTGCTGTACAAACATAAATGTAGTTGGTATCCCATGAAATTTGTCCAATAGTACCTGTTGAATTTGAACTTTTTGTGCCGGATGTACTAGGCCATGCGGTATTTTGTATTGTGCCATCTTGAAAAGTTACATTACCATTAGTTGCATTGATTTCAAATACTGAACCATTGATGGCAAAATTTCCAGAAGCATATAAATATCCGCTTAGTGATAAATTAGTTGCGGTAGTAGTTCCTGTCAATATAGGATTTGCATTAAAAACAGCATATCCAGTTCCAGTAGCATCGGGTATTATAGACAGCAACTGACTACTACTTGTATTTGCAAATTGGTTTAATGTACTGGCAGTAGTTGTTAAAATACCGCTAGTAGGCAGTGTTACATTGGTAACACCAGTAGATGTTAATGTGATATTATTAGTACCTGCGGTAGTAAGGCTAACACCTAAAGTTAAAAAATGACCTCCTACAGATAGTGAAGTTTGCCCAAACTCGCCAAAATCATAATCATTGTTTGGAGGATTAGTAATACCACTTAATACTCCAGTTCCATTAAAATCTACAGTATAACCTCTGCTATTTCTTTGCCAGCCAGTTGGGTAAGTAACAGAACCAAAATCTGCAATAAGATTGGTAGTAGGAACCATTGCAGAAAATAAACCTGCAGCTATATTTGGATCTTGACCATATATGGTATTTTGTATATCACCACCGAACGTATGATGACCATTTAAATTTAAATTATTGTTTAGTGTAGGAGTTGAATCGTTAATTAGTATAGTCTTTGCTTCTAAATTAACTGTGCTTGCATCAGTTGATATTGTTACTGTATTTCCTGTACTAGTTAATGTTTTAAATTCTAAATTAATACCGTTTTTATCGGCAAATACTCCAGTTCCAGAACCTAAGTTAACAGCAGTACTAATTGCTGCCTCAGCATTAAGAACAGCAAAGTTACTGTTTACCTTAGTAAATGCGGTGCGTAAATCGTCACCTGTGCCGTCATTAGCATAGCTACCTAAATTGATTGTTTGTATTGTCATTTGCAGTCTCTTTTAGTATTTACCATGTTCCAGCATCATACGTGTGCCTCTTCCAAATATTAGTAGTACCGTCATACGATGCTGTGCAGTAGTAAAAATATACAGAATCAAACGCAACCATTCCTGCTATATCGCCTGTTTTACCAGTACTGTGAGTAGGCACAATTTGCGGGTATAAATCAGCAAAATTTGCATTTACCTTACCAAATGCTACACGAATAGTATCTGCACCTGTAGCATTTGGTGTTGCGCCGATGTTTATATTTTGTTGAGTCATTATGCTCTCCCTACAGCAACTTCAATGACTCCAGCTTCGCCGTAGTCCTTATCTTCTAATGCTTTGCCAACAATAGCACCTAAAGTAGGAGTTGCAGCACGTACGGCATATCCAGGAGTAGCACTTGTAGTTAAGATATCTCCTTTCTTCACCCGTCCTACAACTTTACATGGTACACGACCTGCAAGTGCAAGACACGCCCTAGTTCCTTTTAGTTGACTATTCATAGTATATGCCGGATCTGTTGTTACAATACCAGCACAACGTGTGTCATTAATTGTTGTAGTAGTTGTAGTTTCTGCATCACCTCCAAATACTAATACTGTACCAGGTTCGTATTCTGCATCAGCTGTATACCATTCAGCTAAGTCGCTATACGTAGCTTGAAGTTGTGTTCCAGTTCCGCTTAATGTCCAAGTACCTGTAATAGTACCTGCATTAGTTCCACTACCTGTTGTTAATGTACTACTTAATAATGTTCCACCATATGTATACAAATCGATATAACTACCGCTTTGAACTTGCCAATTACCTTGTATGCTGCCTTTAACAGTATTATCTGTACTATTAGTAAACAAGTTTTTAGCAAGTAATGTACCATTAGTATGATCGACAGCACCGTACATTGTTGTAACTGTATTACTAGTAGTTGTACCCGTACTAGTCATAAAGTATGTTGTACCAGTACTTGCGCCGGGTGTACTAAAATTTAATGTAGTTCCACTTACAGTTAATGCTGTGTAAGTAGAAACTTTTAAACTGCCAACATCAACACTCTTATCAGCTCCAGATTTTACAATACTGCTTACGGCATTACTTACGCTAACTGGTGTTACACTATAAGTATTACCAGCTGTGCTAACACCATTGTAAGTTATAGTCATTATACCGCTTGAATTAAACGAAGTGTTTACAATACCGCCAGCATCACTAACTACTTGTGCAGGAGTAACAGTTGTTGGACTTGTTGCACTACCACTTCTGTTACCCAACAATGTTCCAGTAGCAATTTGTGTAATAGCTGTTAATGGTACACCTGTAGTTGAACTAGAACTAGTTAACAAATCGACAAAACCAGTAGCGCTTACATTAAACACATTATTGTTGTAAACACTTAATCCTAAATCTGCCTGCACAATAGCGCCTGCTGTTCCACTTCCACTAGTTCCTGTTGCTAGTCCTTTGGCAACATTTAATGACAATTTGCTTTGAGCAATAGCGGCCGATGAGCTAATCATTGAATTAGTAATAGTACTACTATTGATTGTAGCAACAATATTAGTTCCCACATAAGTTATAGTAATATTACTTGCGCCGCCAGTACTAGCATTAACCCATGTTGTACCATTGTACGCTAACAAATTATTTTGAATCGGTGATGCAATTAACACATCACTTAGTTTACTTAAAGCATTGAATAATGTAACTTTGCCATCAACATAAACTTTATTAGCTGCATCGGTAGTATACACTGGTGTAGCAAGATTACTAACTGTAAAGCCTGCAGCATTAATATTACCTTTCATACTTAGACTTCCGTCTAATGCCAAGAATCCAGGACCAATTAAGTTGACCAGAGGAGTTAAACTTCCATTGTGTGTCAATCCTAAACGACTATCGATATAACTTCGAATTGCACTTTGTACTGGAATAACATCACTTGCATTTTCAGCCATAGTTCCATCTGTACTAAATGAACTAACAACTACACCTTTCTTAAATCCTAGACCGTCTAAGTTACTTAAGGCAATTGATGCTGAGAATGTAACAGTACCGGTACCTTGGTCAACTGTAAAGAATCGACCCACACGGAAAATACCGTTTTCGTCTGTTGTTACATAAAACACACGACCAGTAGTTTCTTCTAAAATTTGCTGACTTGAAATTTCAGCAATAGCAGGATTACCGTAAATTTGTGTTGGGTAGTTACTGGTATTGTAACCGCCAGTACCAATATTCAAAAAGTCGTGACCTGTAGCACGAGTAGTTGAAATCTTAACAGTAATTTGTCCTGAACTAGCTGCAGGATAACCTAAACGTAATGTTGAACTTGTTGTAAGACTAAATGGTTTACTTAATCCTAATGCTGTAGAACTTGCACTAGTTACCTCAGGTGTTATTGTAGTAGTTGTAGTGTAAGTAGTTCCATATATACCAGGATCATATGGATAGGTTAATGTAATACTAGTAGTACTACTTGAGCTACATTGAAAATAACCATTGTACAAACTGTTGCTGTTACCTGCTACATAGAACCAAGCATTAGTTGTTGGTGCTGTAGTTGTTAAGAAACTTAATACAATACTATAATTGTTATTACCAGAATTATATGTCTTACTAACAAAACCAGTACTAGTTATAGAACTGCCATAAGTATATCCTGGACAGTAGAATGTCATTAAACCAGTTCCAACAGTACCAGTTGTAAATGAATTTCCACCAGGTGTAGCACTTACTGTAATTTGTTTTGTACTAGAATTTACATTAGTAATATAATATGTAGTACCAGTTACTAGATTACCTAATGCTGTTCCACCACTAGGTGTTGTAAATGTAATTTGATTACCAATGCTAATATTATTGACAGTACTTAATGTAATTAAATTGTCGGTACCTGTAATTGTTGTTGAACTTACAGTATAGTTTGTACCAATATTAGTTGCAGTTTGCCATGTACTTCCACTTCCACTAGTAATGTAAGTGTAAATATTGCTATTTACGGTACCGGGTGTACTTAATGCCCCTGTTGTACTATTGGTATAACTTACTATAGTTGTTGTACCTGATACACTTGCACTTGCTGCCGATTGGCTGGTATTAACAGTATAACTTGTACCTGTTGTAGGAGTTCCAGTTGCACTTTGATTTAATGTGTATGTGCCGGTTCCACCTGTCCCGCCCAAGAACGCACTGATATAAGTTCCAGCTGTCACTGTACCACCACTTAATACCATACCAACGCTAATTGTTCCTGCAGAAATTGTTGCTATTGTTAGTGTTGTACTGCTAATAGTACTAGTAAATGTTGCTGTATTAATACCAGTAATATATGTACCAGCAGTAATATTTGCACTAGTTACCACACTACCAATTGAAATGTTTGAACTATTAGTTATAGTACCAGTTAATGATAATGTATTACCTGATATAAATCCAGATGTGCTGCTAAATGTAGTTGTACTAGAAGCGGTAACTGGATAAGTTCCATTATAACCAGTCGGAACCATGCCTGTAACAGTAATTAATTGACCAACAGCGTATGGAGTTGTTAGCGATGTAATTACAGTAAATGTAACTGTACCGGTATTAGTACTGACAGATGCAACTGATAAACTTGTTTCTTGTGCTATACCTGCACCAGTTAATATCATACCATTTGTAACAGTGCCGGATACAGATCCAATTGATAACACACCACTACTATTGATACTACTAGATGACATAGTAGCAGTAGTAGTTGCTACGGCTGTAGCGTTGCCGCTAGTGCCTGGATCAGTTGAGTACAATAATTGAGCTTGTATAGTATTGACACCTGCATTAGCAGATACACTTACTGCTGTTGGCACAGTAATGACCGGTGTCAATATTGCGCCTCCTAGTACTGAACTTAATGTAATCGTTGGAGTACTGGTATATCCAAAACCAGGACTTACAACAGTAACAGCGCTAATACTTCCGCCACTGATTGTACAAACTGCAATAGCTTGTTGCGCAGGACTTGTTACCCCTCCACCTGAGAATGTTATTGTTGGTGGGCTTGTATACCCACTACCGCCGTTGGTAATAGTTACACTAGCTACTGTTCCTAATAGTTGACTACTTACTACGGATCCATATTGAACCCAACAAGCAGGACTTACAGTAAATTGTGTTGAACTATCAATACTTTGAACAATTGTTCCACTTGGAACATAACTAAATGGATTTGAAATAGTAGCGCCTGTGACTGTTGCCGACCCAGTAGTTGTACTTGCAATGACTACTCCAGTAAGTCCTGTTCCACTTACTAATGAGTAAACAGTATAAGTGCCGTTGTATGCTGTAGTACCAGTAACACCTGCAATTACTATAACGCTATTAATACTAAATGGCGCACTAGTTTGTGTGCCATAAGTTACAGTAAAATAACCTACACCAGGTGTACTAGCAGTGATACCGGTGATAGTAATACTAGTATTAATACTAGATACAACCATACCAGTAGTTAAACTACTAGTGCTACTTGTTGTAATTTGAGTTTTATTAGTAATACCTACTACTTGATAAGTTCCATTATAGTTAGTATTGGCTTGGTTTGCTATTGTTATATAACTATCTACTGGTGGTAATATAGCATTGGCGTTGTAGGGAATATTATAAGTAACAAATTTACTACTTGTACTATTAGGTTGTAGTGTTTGGCTAGCAAACGTCATAGCACTAACACCTGTGCCAATACTTGATAAGTTGTAAACACTATTTGGATCAATAGTTAAGAACGCATTAGTAGCTGTTCCTATAGTCAATGTTCCACTCGGTACACCGCTTGGTGCAACATTTAACACAATTTGAGCTGTGCTCAATGTTGGTTGTGTAAAACTTACAATGCTTTGTGTACCATTAAAACCAGCACCTGTTATTAGAGAATTATTTGTAATTGTTCCAGCAACTGCTGTTAGATAAATTGTTGTACTATAACCTGTAAATGTATTACTTGTTACTAGTTGACCAATGTTAACAGTATAACTTGTACCTGTCGTAGGAGTACCCGTCGCTGATTGATTTAATGTCCAACTTGTACCGCTACCTGAAACAATATATGTTCCAGCTGTTACGCCAGTTCCTGTAATTGCCATACCAATTGATATGGTTCCACTTGTTACTGAACTAATGGTTAAAGTAGTTGTGCTAATAGTACCAATAAACACGGCTGAATTAACAGCGGTAATATATGTACTATTAGTTATACCTGAACCAGTAAGTCCCATGCCCACAGTAAATGATCCTGTGATAGTACTTAACGGAGTAAAAATATTTCCAATACTTGCACTGGCTAACCCATTACCAATAATACCTGTACTAGATGCTGTAGTGCTTAATGCTTGATTGAATAATCCGCTGGCAGGTATATTTGATTGTGTATAGCTTAATACACGGAAAACTTTACCACCCCAACCTGTTAGATATGTACCTTGGTTAATTTGGTTAATAGTTGTTGATACGCTAGATGCCAAAACAGCAATTTTACTATCACCTAATTTTGAACCTTGTGATTGTGTTGAAAATACTACAGGTCCATACGGAGTCAGTGTTGGAACACCGCTTAATGTTACAGTATAGCTTGTACCTGTAATTGCACCGCTTGTAGCTGCGCTAGTAGTATTTGTTTGCCATGTACTACCGCTACCGCTACCGCTAATATTAGATATAATATAAACAGTGCCTGTAACATTAGTACCAGTTAGCACCATACCGATGGCAACAGTTCCTGATCCTAATGTGCCAACTGTAAATACACCAGTGTTGCTAATTGTAGATCCTGTTGTTACTGCTGTATTAGTTACAACAGTTGATACAGTTTGATTGGTAAAACCAATGCCTCCAAGAATTTGTCCAGCAATAATTGTACCATTAACTTGATTAACTGTTAGCGTTGTGCTGCTTGTATTATTTCCTGAACCGTTAATTGCAACAAATCCTTTAGCCGCATAATTTACTAAGTCAGCATTTTGTATACTACTTGTATCATGATTAAATGATATGTAAGCAAACGAACTATCTGTAGTTAACACAGATGTATTTGCTGGCAATTGTTCACCAGTACTTTCAGTCAATCCGTAACTAATAATACGATAGATAGAACCTAAATTAGTACTATATTGTAATGCGGTACTTGGACGAACAGGTTTAACGTTAGTGATATTGTAGAATTTAATATTTTGCAATACTCGAATAGTTACTAGTTGTCCGTCATATAACGGGTATGCTAGACCTGTTGTAGTTGTACTGTTTGTACCTGAAGTACTCAATGCAAGAGACAATACATTTTGACCATTTACATATACTGTAGTATGGCTTACTGTATTAATTAAATATCTAGTAATCACTCCACCACTGGCTGTGTGATCAATTTCTAATTCGCTTGTTGGCTCTGGAGGATACTCGTAGTTAATAATATATACAGTTAAATTTAAACTTGTAGCTGTTGTTTGCGAACTAGCAAAAATACCTTCTTTGTAGATACGTGCTGTTTGAACCATGTCGTTGGCCAAATTCACAGCATTAGGTAATTCAGTTACATCACTACCACTTGAACGTAATCCGTACACACCATAGCTACTTGAGCCAGCAACAGAACGAATTTGTCCACCGTTTAATGCCCAATAGCTTACATAGTTGTAGTATGTAAACATACTTACAGCTTCTGCTGCACCACCGTTAGTTACTAATAATCCGTAACCTAAATCGTTTACCATAGTAAAGTCATTGCTCAACATTGACTTATTACCGCCCATTTCAATGTTGATACCAATATTGGCACCAGCGTTGATATAATTAACAGCGGCATCTTCAATGTCGATAGTACTAGTACCAAAAGTGTATGTTCCAGCGGCCTGTGCAGTCAATGTTACAGGTAACCCAGTTGATGCACTAACTAATTGAATAGTTGAGCTAGTTGGAACATATGTATTAGCAACTGCTGTTCCTGCAGGTACCCCAGTACCTGTAACAATCATTCCAGGCAATATACCTGACACACTACCAGTTTCGGTAAATGTCATGGTTAATGTACCAATAGTAGTAGTGATTGGGCTACCATTCAATGTTGTAGATAATGTAAATCCTGTTGTGCCAGTTACAGAAATAATATAGTAGATATTACCAGTTGTATATCCAGAAATACTTCCAGTACCACCTGCAGACCCGGTTACTGTAACAGTATTACCGAGTACTAGTTTTGCACTATTACAAGTGAATGTTCCTGCTAGTCCAGTTGCTTGTACATTGCTTAATGTTGTATTTGCGCTGTTTGATATAGTGAATGAACTAGCACCACTTGCTCCACCGCTAGAATAAGTTGCGGTTACACTAGCAATCTTATTATTAGATAATGTATAAAAATCAGTAATAGCACTTGTAGTTTGCGCTGTAATTACTGGTGGTGTACGAGTAACAGCTGGAGATCCTACAGTTAATAATATAGTGCCATCTTGATTACTGCCGCCTGTGCTAGCACTTGTTGCAGTAGCTGCATTGCTTAGTGTTGCGGTTCCAGTTGAAAAATTAATATTACTTAATGTTGTACTTGCTGGAATACCGGTACCTGTAACAGTTACTCCATTAGTTAAATACGGGCTATAAGACAAATTGGTAATAGTTGTACTACCAGCAGTGATAGTTGCTGCTACAGTATCGTTAAATGCGCCGTCAGCAACATAATCAATTAATGTATTAAACAATGTGGAAATAGCCAATGCTTCGACACTAAACGCAAATGTTAATCCCACTGGCGTACCTGCTGTAGTTGAAATCGCTGCACCACCCGAGTAGCTAGATAAAGTGAATGATGTTTGTGTGCAAGTTGTAATATAATATGTACCGTTTGCTACACTACCTGATCCAGTATTAGTACCACTAATAGTAACAGCTAGACCAACAACTAAAGTTCGTGGAGCAGTTGCAAATGTAAATGTTCCGCTAGAGCCAATTACAACACTACTTAAAGTTTCTGTGGCGGCTGTGTAAGTTGTAAGATTTTGAGTTAGCAAATTACCATTGCTTGGAGTTACAACTTGATTTTGAATAACTTGTTGTATTACGGTGTTTAGGCGTATATATGCTGCAATACATACTTGTGCATTTGTACCTAACTGGCTAGTACCGTTGTAATTTGAAGTATAGAATGTTTGTGCTATATCATAAATTGATGAATTGCCGCCGTATAACAAATCATAACTAATCGCATCAATAATATACCCAGCATCTCTTTGAGATTTAGTAGCTGTATAATTTGATAAACTAGTTGTTACATAATTATTTGCGATCCAAGCTGAGATTTCAGATTGTAAAAAATTCTTATTCAAAGTTATATTTTTACGAGCCTGACTAACAGTACTAGTTACACCAACAGGATCGGGATAAACTAATGTTGGTACACTAACTGTTCCATTTGCAATAATATTAGTAATATTGGCAAGAGAAGATGCTACTGTAGTCAAGGTAGTCGATTGTAAACTCAATGTATTAATTAATGAATTTGCATAGTTAAGCCCTTGAATTACAAATAACTCAGCTGTTGTTGTAACAGCATTTTGAGGTGCAAGATAAATCAACCCTTGTTTAACACTTTGATAGTTTGAACCAAACACATTATCGTATGCAATAGCATCGACAATATTACCTAAGTTGCTTGCAAATGCAGCACTACTGTAAATTACAGCAGGGTTAAACGGTGTACTAACATCTAATGTAACAGTTACTTGAGGAGCATAGAATGTGTATGTTCCGGCAGCTTGTGTTGTTAATGCGGCTGAAAGAGTTAGTGTAGTACCGCTGATAGATTTAATATAAGTTCCAGTAGGAATACCAGTACCACTAATTACTTGACCAACTAACACTAGTAAATTACTAGCAATAGTTAAAGTCTTTGCACCAATTGCTCCGCCACTTACATAAGCAGCTGTTGTAATAGTAGCATTAGCATTATAACTTGTAACATTGTTGACTTGATATCTAAAACCTTGCAAGTAAAATGCGCATGGTGTTTGCGGTGGTCTAACATCAAGACCACTATTAACTGTACCTTGAATAGTAACTGATAAACCGGCAGTACCATTGGCACTAGCAATACCAATTATATTACCAAATAATCTTCCAGTAAATCCGTCAACAAATTGTCCGCCCCTAAATGCTTGTGCGTTTATACTTGCACTAAACACTGCACTTTCTTGACCATATGGCGATTTAGTTTTAATTTGTCCAGTTGGATCAAGTACCATAGCAAATCCGCCATGGCCTTGCATAGTCAACAATTTAATACGTGTAGCATCATTACATAAGAATACATCCATGTTTTGATTATTCAATGGAGTACTGTTAATATCTAATGGATTACTTAGGTAATGACGTCCGTAATTAATAGTTCCAAATAAATGCCAACTATTTGCTGCGTATGTTTGTGTAGCTGTAAATGGATAAATTGTTGTACAATTAATTACGTTACCGCTAACTGTGTTAATTACTGCCTTACCTGCTACAATATTACCGTAACTAGTTGCATTAATAGTAGTAGAGTAATTGTAAACTGTTATAGTGGCAGTTCCGCCACTAGTACCTGCACCTGTTACATTGATAGTATTGATTGCATACACACCATTATATGAAGCAGGAGTCATCCCTTCAATATTAATATTTTGACCAACAATATACGGACTAGATGGCATTAAATTGCCTTGAATAGTCTGGAAAGTCAACGTAGCTACATTTGTGCTAGTGTTTATAGATGCACTGGTTACTTGATATACAGCTTCAGTTAATACCAGACCTGGCCATGTTGAAATGGCCTGTACTCCATTACCAAGCGAAGCAGTAAATGTGCCAGATGTAGCTCCAATAGTTAATGCAGTAGCTGATAACTGAGCATAATCGGTTCCTGCATAATTTATTGGCCCAACTTGTAAGGCATCAATTACACCGTCTCGATAGAAGAATACATTACGCCATGGACTTTGACTGATACGATTTAATGGTCGAATAATTGTACGACGGAAATCATCTCCGCTAATGGTCACGTTTGCTGGAATTTTAATTGGATAGTCTTCGTAATAAATTCCGCTTTCTACAAAAATTGTAATATTTAAATTACTAACAGTTTCGCCATAATCCAAATATTCCCCAACTTGGAAGAATCCTGGTTGTGTTAGATACATGTTAATTGTATCATATGGAACCGTGCTAAGAGGTTGTTTACCGGGAGTGTAACTTATAATTTGTCCAAGTGCATTAGACGAATTACCAATCAATATCTTGCCTGGTATAATATGTACATCTCCGGGTGTTCCTTGATCTACATACCCATTACCGCCGTTATTAAATGTGATACTATAATAACCAGTACCGTATGTACTAGTAGTTATAGCAGGAGCTGCTCCGAGTCCGGTAGTAATAATACTATAGGCAATGTACCATTGACTTGTGTAAGTATTAATGGCAGGAGTAGTTGGGTTATAATTTGTGCTTAATGTAGCATTAGTTTGCTGAGTAACTAGTGTTTGATAGCGTTGAACATTGGTAGTTTGATTTAAAACTTGATATACTAGGCCAACATTACTGCCGCTACCATCACCAAATGCAAATGTTAGTCCATCTATAGTTTCAGTATATTGTGTTCCAATAGCAATACCTTGTGCTGAAGCATTTTTATAATATGCTCGACCTGCATTGATACTTTGATATGTACCGTTAACACGCATATCAATAACCATGGCATCAACAATTAAACCAATATCTCTAGAACAAGTTGCTTGATTATAGTTGAATCCACCGGTGTATTTGTTTGCAAGATAAGTTGTAGTTGCTGTTCCAACTGTAATATAATTATTGTTAATTAATGTTCTAGCATTAATGTATGTTGAATTATAAACTGAGTTACTAATTAACGGATTAGTTAATGTATAGTTAACTGTATTAGATCCGCCACCTGTAGTTGTTACTGTTGAAATAGTGGTAATATTATTCGTAGTCGAAGTAGTTACTGTAGTAGCACCAACAATAGTAATTATTTCACCTAGTAGCGAAGTAGTTGTTTGGTAGTTAGTTGCTTGTGTTCCTGTTGTAACTCCGCTGGCAGAACTCCAACCAGAATATTGAACTTGTGTAGTGATTTGTCCTTGCCCGCTAACAAACCCTACGGTACTATTAGTAGTATTTGCATATTGAACATAATTTGTTCCTACTCCAGTTACAGTAAATGATGTACCAGTTGTAGAGTTAAGACTACTAGGTGTTAGCCCTTGAACAGTAATTTGTTGGCCAATTGTAAATGGAGCAGAAGTTTGACTAGCAAAATTTAATTGAACATATCCTGTACTAGGAGTTGATACTGTAACACCAGTAACTGACAGATAATTTCCTAAACTTGCACTAGCAGGACTGTTGCTCAATACAGTACCAATAGTTGTTGAAATTTGTGTTAATGCAGCAACATATAAACTGTTTAATCCTGCACCAATAGCATTTGCACTGGCAATAAATGTTTGTGCTACGGCACTGCTTGCTGTATTTCCACCGTAAGTTAAATCATAAGCTAATGCTTCGATGATATAGCCTAATGCACGTTTAGTAGAAATAACATCAATAGTAGTTGTAGAATAATTTACAGCAATCCAAGATGTAAATTCGTTTTGCAAGAATAGAATATTGGCCAATAATGCTGATTGTGCCTGACTATTTGCAGAAGGTAATCCTGTAGGGTTGACAAAAGTTGGAACTGTCCTGTTAGGTACCCCTACATTTAATAAATTGGTAATGCTGCTAAACAAATTAGTAATGATAGTGTTAGTTGTTGTATCATTAATAATAGAGTACGTAGCATTGATATAATTGATTGCTCCTTGAACTAGTCCAGTAGTCATAGGAACTAGACTGAGATTTAGGGCATTATTAACTGTCCAGGATAATCCTGATCCGCCAGTGATTATTGTACCATCGATTACGCCTGCTCCGCTAATAGTATCACCTATACCAAACGGCACACTTCCTGTAACACTTCCAGAAATTGTTAAAGTATTAGTAGCAATACTTCCTGTAAAGGTATCTCCAACTTTTTGTGAAGTTAATATACTTCTAATACTTTGTAATATACTATTACCATTAGAATATGTAGGAGCAGTTGCAGTAGGACTAGTATTTGTGCCATCGATTACATGTTGTATTGTTGCAATGTTTGCAGCAATTGATGACGAAATTGTTGTTGCGCCACCATTGATAAATCCGCTACCACCGTTTAGGTATGTTGCATTTGTATACTGAACTACACTAGATTGATACAGCGTAGTACTACCAGAACCAAGTAAGGTGTTGTTAATAATGTTTTGTGCTAGGGTATTTAAATATCCAACCGCAGCTGCGCAGACAGGTTGTTCGCTAGAGTTTAAATGTAGTGTAGCATTGTAGCGGTAACGATTTGCTGCATAAACGCTTTGACTGTTACCTCCATACATTAAATCGTATACTAAACTCCAAACAATATACTTTATATCGCGTTGTGATAACGATGTACTATAGCTTACATTTGGATAATTTGCTGTGATATACGCTGTTATTTCAGCTTGTATGAAAGGAATATTATTAATTAATAAATTTTGAGCACTTACCTGACCAGTAGTTGTTGTAGCAATTGATGGGAAAGTAGGATTTGGTATATTGCCAGACTGAATAATATTAATAATCGATGTTATTGTGTTGGCAATAAATGTTGAAGTAGTTGGAGCAGTTGTAATGTTAGAATTCCAACTGGCTGAACTTGTAATTACACTTGATAAATTAGTCAATGCTCCGACAATTTCAGTTGTAGTTAGTCCTGTATTAGCATACGAAAATGCCAAAGCTGCTTGAATACTTTGGTAATTTGATAAGAATACTACATCAGATGCAACAGCATCTATAACTGAACCAATGTATGTTTGTGTATTGGTTATGCTATAAGAATAAGTTGCCAGTTGCGCCTGAGCATAACCGATAGCATCAACTAGTTGAATATAATAATTTGAAATAATGTCTGAATTATTATTGTTTAATAATAAACTAGCCTGGGTAATACTATTGTAGTTTGATAAAGGAGCAACCGATCCATTAGAAAATACTAGATCGTTTCCAATACTGGTTAAAATATTATCAATAATACCGGCCCAACGTGCTTGACTAAATGTAAATTGATTTACATATTTTCTGTTTAGATAAGCAATAGTTTCAGCTTGAATGAATGATCTATTAGCTTGTAATAATGCTGTAGCATCCATGTATCCTTGGATGCCACTATTTCCTCCCACTAGTGTTACACTTTGAACTGTACTTTTATATTGGGTTGGAGATATTGTATAAACAATAGTTTGACGATACGGTCCGGGTTCTATTGAAGATAAATTTATTAAATTGTCAGCTTGTAATGCAGCAGCACCTACAGTTTTGTAGGCATATTGCCAAGCACGACCTTGTCTTCCACTAGGTGTATTTCTTTGTAAATCATCACCTTTTGTTGCACTAACATATAAATTAACACCGCTATAGTATGTGTTGCTATCAACATAATATTTTGTAGCAGCTTGTAAATCGGTTGAAGAATTAACAATACCTTTACCGTTTAGCGGTGCAGGGTGATCGTTAAGAGTCAACGTGCCAGACATGGTATCGCCATCGCGACGAACTGCATGACGGCGTTGTATCGCTTCAGTAGCTACATAATTTCCTTGTAATGTTGCATCGTAATCTGAATCACTGGTTTGTGGTGTAGTAGGTTCATTTCGAACTTTTAATGCCCCAATAACACTACCAGTTGCTGGATTAATTGGTAAAAAGTTACTGTTGGCATAGCCAACAGTAACTGGCATTTGATTTAGTGTAGTAGTTAAGCTAGGATTTACTGAGCCATAAAACGCATTAAATTGTGCTACTAGTGCTGGACTAGGATCAGACAAACGCCCAATAGTAAAATTTGCCGCATTTAAAAAATTTCCTAATGTCGGACTAGAATCGCTCTGAAGTGTGCCGGCTGTTGAACTAATAGTTAACGTACTATTATTTGAATTATTGATGGTAATATTTGTGCCAGCCACTAGTGTTCTTGCAGATAATGCACTACCACTAGTATTTGCCATAATAATTTGATTAGCACTATAAGCTGTACTTGCCACAGCACCTAATGTCGTAGCTGTACCAGTGGTACTATTGATTACAGTAATAGTAGTAGATGATGCTGCTGTAATTAAATAGTTTCCATTATAACCAGATGGCGAACAACCGCTAATAGTAATATTTTGTCCTGTAGTAAATGGACTTAATAATACATTTGGATTAGAAAATGTTATAGTTGTAGAACCAGTAGACGGACTACCAGCAACAATATTTGTAATACTAAAACTTGCCGTACCAGGTGCGTCTGCTAAGTTACTAAATTTAATTTGACCGCCAGCACCAAATACAGCATACAGCTCTGTAAAGTTATTATTGATTTTGGTAAAACTATCGCGAATACTATCGCCTGTACCGTCATTACCTTGTACACCTACGTTAACTAATTGTTGTGACATATATTAAACTCCGAAGCTGCTACCACAGCCGCATGTTGTTGTTGCATTAGGGTTTTTGATACTAAAACTACTACCCATTAAATCTTCTTTATAATCTATTTCTGCACCTGTGAGGTATTGCATGCTCATGCTGTCTACAAGTACTTTATATTGGTCTAACGGGATTTCAAAATCATCCTCGTTCATTTCTTCGTCAAATGTAAAACCGTAGCTGAAGCCACTACAGCCTCCACCTTGTACAAATGTACGTAATGCTAATTTAGGATTGTTTTCTTCAAGGAGTAAATCCTTGATTTTTGCTTTTGCTGATTCAGAGATTGTGATCATGATTGCCCTCGATATGTTATTTATCAAAGGCTTTTTATAATCTTAATGTAAATTAAATGTAAATACTAGCATGTACTTGAGCATAGAATATCAACAAACACAGCACATACGTGTGAGCAAACGCGGTAACTATCATAGTTATTTTCGTAAAAAACGTATTGTGATTTTTAGTTGCGATTGTTGTCAGGGAATTTTTAAACGAGACAAAGGAGACATAGATCCTAAACGTTTAGATAATAACTATTATCATGTATGCGGCAACTGCGATGCTAAAAAGTTTGCCCAAGAAAAAGGCGTAGAAGCACGTAAAGTTTGGGATATGCCAGTTAGCAGTCTTAAGACGCTAGACCAATTCTAGAACTAATAACGTTCCAGTTGATAATTTTCCATTGATTAGATAGATACTTTTTCTTTTCACTTTGATAGTCTAATGCCCACGCATGTTCCCACCAGTCAACTATTAAAACAATATCCATCTTAATTTCGTGGTTCTTGATAGTTTTAATTTTACCATCTCGAGCTAGGTATACCCAACCACTACCTTGTATTTTCATTGCTTCTTTTTCAAAATCAGCTGTAAATTTGTCAAATGTTTTAAAATGTTTAGTTATAAACTCGCCAGCAGAACCGTCTGGATCATTACTTCTTGCAGGTTCTTGATATTGAGTAAACAATAAATCGTGTAAAAATGCACCTGCTTCATTAAAATCAGCATCGCCTTCGCCGTTATTAAACCGATCAACATATCCTTTGTATAATTTTCCATAATGGTAGTTGATAGTATCCTCACTGATACTAGGTTCTAACGCATCGCGTTTGTAAGGCAATTTAGTTTGTTCTAAAGTTTTAGGAGTTTTTCCTTCATTTAGGCTAACATAACGAATAAAATTATACATAGTGTAATATTTAGCGATATAAATAACATGGAGGATAATATACCATGTTAAAATTTATCAAAAGTTTCTTTAAAAAGCAAGAAGCATCTGTTGCTGAATATAAAGTAGAAGCACCAGCACCAGTTGTTGACGTTGCACCAGTTCCAGCCGGCACACCGCTAGTAAACGATGCTGGTGTAGTTGTTGCTATTGCTGATGGAAAACCTGCTAAAGGCCCTAAGGTTAAGAAAGAGCCAGCGGCTAAAAAAGCATCAGCTGTTAAGAAACCACGTAAGCCTAAAACGCCTAAAGCAGAGTAAGTTCTTTAGCCTGCTCGTAAAGCGCAAAGCTGGCTAGATTCTTGCCCTTGCTTTCGCACATGATATCGTGCGTACCTAAAAAGCTCAATGCCCATTCATTCGTTGCTGTGTTCCAGTAAAAGTCTGAATGTGCTCTGAGCTTTTGCTTTTTGTAGCCTTCTAGAATAAGCTGGGCATGAACAGGTGCGGTAGACTGGTCGTGGTCGATAAGATAATCCTCACGACTAACTGAATAGTGACAAGTAGGCCGCATACCACGCCAGCTATCAACAACCCTCTTAACACGGTCATCGTTGGCGTTAATGTACTCTCCCTCTCGGATCCAATGATGATGTATATCGAGGACAATAGGAACAACATCACTAATAGTAAGACAATCATTTAACCCCCATGAGTTTTCTTCGTTCTCAATTGTAATACAGTTGCGGGCCTCGGGTGTGAGTAACTTGTAGGCACGTCTAATACCTTCGGGACCTTGTTTACCCGAGATGTGTACGTTGATTTTGAAATCCTGGAAGGATTTACCATAGCCCATGTAACGTGCCATATCTGCATGATATTCAAACTCGGCTATCGAACGCTCGACAATGCCAGGGTTATCACTTGCCAGAACTGTAAACTGACCAGGATGCATAGACAAGCGAATATTACTATTGCGAGCAATGTCGCCCACTCGCGCAAAGTGCTTTTCGCAGTATGATACAACGTCAGGTTTACGCCAATAATCAGCAAAGTCAGCGTGAGTATAAGCAGGGAGAATGTCACTGCTAATCCTAACCATCCTAAGAGGAGCATCAAGGGTGCTGACACGTTCGACTAGTTTCCTTGTTGATTCGATATTGCCTACCATTAGGTCCCATAGTTTCTGCTCCGCGACATCTCTTGATTGTTTATTTAACCAAGAAATAGTAGTTGTACCTGTATTATACTGTTTGGCATCGTCATCTTTGCCAATACCATTGACCTGATGAGGATGGTCAATCCATTTACATGCGAAGCCTATACGTTTCATTACCAATGCCTTATGACGCCTGCGATTATAAAAGTGTTTGTAAGTACATATGATAACACAATTAAGGTACGAATGCAAGCAATTCGGTCCGATTCCTTGTCCGTGTTGCCTGCTTTCTCACCTAATGCTTTGGCCCAAAGGCGCCAAAAATACTTAACCTTCGTACGTAGCCGAATTAGCACCGTGTTCAAATACTTCAACTGATTTAACTCTTACTGTTGGGTTAATTGGGTAGCGTTGATTGCCATTTACTAATAAGTCTGCCATTTTGTCATATGCCATTTTGGCAAACATTTCACAGCCTACACCTTCCACAATACGTAAATCGCACAAGCCGCTATCATTGAATCCACCTTTAATTTCATTTAACTGTTTGAATGTTTCAAGATGGGGATCGTCTTCTGCAATAACTAAAGTGTGATCAAACATATAGTCTGCCCACGCTTTGAATTCTTTGAGTCCGCCAAAGTCCATGCACCAGTTTTTGTCATCTAGTGTGTCACATTCAAAGATTAATTTGATGCCAATTGAGTACCCATGTAGCGTTGAGCAATGACTGTGTGTGGCACGCCATTGTCTAAAACAGCATGAAAGTCCGCGATCATTTCCGTAAGTTTTTGTAGAGTAAAATTTTGCCATTGTTGTCTCCTAAGATTAGCAATGGCGGCAGAGTTTATATTGCGGGATGACGCCTAGTCCGCATATAGTAATTATATACTTTTATTGCGTAAAGTCAATGTTATTGGCTAGCAATCATGCCAAACCCATACCAAACACCAGGTGTTCCGGACACAATACAAATCCAGCCAACATAGTTGTTAGGTTGCGGATCAGTATTCCAACAGATATCACCTTTTACAAATGTGCCAATAGTTGGCATTTGTGTACTATTAGTGAACCGTCTTCCACCTAATGCAACATCACCGTTCACACTAAATTGTAATGTTGGGTCAGGATTATTGATATTAACACTCAGAGGCCCAAATATTTTGACAGGTTTTTGTTGTTGTGTTTTATCACCTATATTAATTTGGTTTGTATCTCCATATACAATTTCAGTATTATTAACAGTGATAGATGCATTACTTGTAGTATCAATGCCATTGCCTGTATAACGATAAGTTCCGATTGCAACATCTATGTTAACAGCAATACTAGAATTAAACAGTGCAGAACCTTGCACTACTAGTGTTTCAAGTTCTCCAACAGTGGTAAGATTACTATGTGTAATACCACTACCTAAACTAGTTTCTGCTATTACAGGTTTTCCATTTATACAATATTGTTTGTCGGAATTAATATCAATATTTTCACTAGACCATAGTCTAGTCGGACCGCTCATCATAACAAGTTGACTTGTAGTATTAGTATCAGTCCACACTAGCCCTAAACCAAAAATGCTAGTATCTTTAGTTGCACTAAATTGTAGCGGATGTGTACGATCAATTCTATTATCAGTTACGATACTTCCTGCGCTTATAACTCCTGCGACATTTAAATTACCGGCAATATTCACTTCGCCTGTATTCTTAATAGTAATACGTGGTAAATTATCTGTAGTAATTGCAAGATCGTGGCTACTAATAGTCCCAATAGTGGCTAAATTAATTTCAGGACTTCCAATTCCAATTTCAACATTATTATCGAGAATAGTCAAACTTGCACTAGGATCTTCTGTACCTATGCCGATTCTGTTTAATCCGCTATTAATAAAGAAAAATTCTCCCAAGTTGGCATCGCCAGCCACACTTAGATTTGTCAATGTGCCTACACTTGTTAAACTACTAGATTTAATACTTCCGCCTAACATTCCCGCCGATAGTACAGGAATATCGTCAATAGAATAAGACGACCCATTTGCCAAATCTAAATTAGCATTAGTCCAAAGACGATTACCAAGACGATATATTAGTTGAGTTTGTCCAAGACCATATGTCCAATTAAATCCTTTACCGTTTAATTCTGCTTCGGTATTGTAAACCCATTGTCCTACACTAGCTAGTCCACCATTGTCTGTGACTAGATTTTTAACATTAAATGTATTAGCTGTTAGTGTACCGTTTACTGACAGGTTATAGCTTACATCGAGGTTGCCGATGATATTTGTATTACCGCTATGCTGTACATCACCGCGAGTATTAACTAATGTTAAATCTGTAATGGAAACGGTAGATTCTTGTATATCAAATAATTTGGACATGGATAAAATACTCTCTTATGGAGTATTTATCCATGATTTGATAACTGTTATTGTACTTTTAACAGTACAATTTCCTCATTAATACGTCCGTTCATTCGAGTATCTGTAGCATTGATGGTATCTAAGAACTTGCGTAGTTGTACTTTACCAGCTGCTTTGAATTCTTTAAGTTTTTCATCTGGTTTGCGCAGAGTCTTACAAATACTGAGATTCTCGCTAAAACCGGTAATTGTAGTACCTTTGATACTTAAATCTTTGTATTCTTCTGCAACATATCGACCCAATTTACGGGTCTTAGTATTGTAAACCCAAAGTTCCTTGCTACCAATAATATCAGTAGGATTGATACTAACCAATTTCAAAGGCTCGTTACTCTTCATATATTTCAATTTGGCAACAATCTTATCTTTTGGCACAGACTTAGTCTTACGGGGTTTGCGATTAACTTTAGCTTCTTGTGCCAACATATCACACGCACTCATAATCTCTTGATAAAATGCAATCAAATTACGAATTTGTTTCTTTGTACGATGGCTGTAGCCCTCTTTAAGCTGTTCATCTGCATTACCGCTAGCTAACTCTAGTAGTTCGTCTAAATCCCTTGTATAGAGGGTTTTAATGACTCTAGCATGGGCGGCTTTGACCTCTTTTCCTTTGAGCAAGTTAAGCATTTTAAATGCTTTTGGATCAAAGTTTTCTGGATCTTCTTGGAAACCTTCTATAGCATCTTCGATTTCTTCAGTCATTCGAAAAGCTGTTTCACGCAACCGATCTTGGATGCTAGGTTGAGCTACTACAGGTTTAGCCAATTCAGCTATTTTATTAGCTTCTTCGTCGATGTCGTTTTTACCTGCTTCGATTACTTGCACAATTTCGTTACGCAACCACGCAGATGCATCGCGGCCTTTATTAAAATCTGCACGAACAGCCGGCATACCGCGAAGTAAGCAACTGGCAATAGCACCCATTGTAACATTACAACGACCATCTTTGGTTTTCTTAAAAGCTGTAATATCTTCTTTAGTACACCCAACCGACTGCATCCATTTGAGCACAGCTGGTTTCAAATCTTTGCCCGAAAACTCCAAACGATAGTAAGCAGTTGCAGAATGAAATTTTTGTAGAAATTCTGCTTCTGTCCAAGTTTCATGTCCTTCCCAAACTGGACTATGATCTTTTGGTACCCGTGAACGAGTTGCTGTAGCTGTTTTAGCCAATTTCTGCTCCTGTTTTATTTAACATGTATATATTATACTATCGAAGATACAAGAAGTCAACTGTTCATTGTGTTGTGTTTTTGCAACACAATAACTTAATTTTGATCAAAATATTTAGGGTCTAGATCGTATAGTCTACTTAAACTTTTACGCCAATTATTGCCTCTTATAGCATCTAATTTATTTAATCTGTCAATCCACGATAACGATGTCTCGTTGTTTTCCATAATTGAATTAATTAACGTAACTATTGACCACTTAGCATCTGAATCTGGCAATGATATAATATATGAGTGTAGCATATTAAAATGTTGTTTTGGAAAATTTAAAGTCGATAGTTCTCCCCATACATTTTGATTCATGAATACTTTATAGTTATTGTCTAAACCCCATTGAATTAAATCGCCAACATACAGAATATTATGTATGCCTATTGATGCACCTATCCTTAGAATAATATTATTTAAACCAGAATTTTGGTAGCTTAATAAATTCTGTTCAACTTCTAACCAATTTGCTCCGTATCGTGTGTATTCAAAACATTCCCCAATAGCATCGATACTAATATTAAATGCTACTTCGTAAAAATTTTTCCAAATATTAATCATCTCTTCGGTGAATCTAAAAGTACCATTAATTGAATATAGCACTCTTATAGTAGACGGATCTCGATGATTTTTAAGTATATGATTAAGAACATTAATATGATCGCGAGTCATTAAAGGTTCTCCGCCATTAAAATAGATTTGTTTTACATGACTCACATCGATATTTTCAAATAATTTATTATTTTTTGTTTTTTTAATATTTGTATTTTGTACGTTTCTCCAGCCTAGTTTAAGTTCATCTTCTAACCAAGCCGAGCTATAATGACCTCCGCACATTATACATTTTAAATTACAAATATTGTCGCAGTTATAATCTAATTTTTCTAATTGTACTTTGATTGGATATTCAGTTAATAATGGCCATCTAGAAGTTCTTTGGTTAGGAGATCCTATTTTTTCTGAATCTTTACAATACTTACATTCATTAGGTAATTCTCCGGTGTTTAAATAAAACTGTCTAGATTTTTCTAAATGTGAATGATCCATGCTAATCGTAGATAATGGTTCACTTAATTTTGCTACACAACAATGAGCAATTCTTGTAGTATTTTGATCTTCTTTTTCTAAAAAAAGTCCAGTAAAAAGATCCGGGCAATAGTTTTTATTATTTTGCATGTAAGTAATTAAGATTTAATTAATTTTTTAAAGCTATTTGCTACCAATTTATTAAAAAACAACTTAGGAGCACCATGAGAAATTATGTGAATTCTTGGAGTATTGCTATTATTCCAAACACTATGTAAATTTCCTATATCTACTAAACACGAATTTCCTGTTTCTTCAAAAGGAACGTATCCTTTACCCTCCATATTAAAAATACATCCTTTGGGATTATTCAATGCAATATTAATAGGAGAGAGAAAATGTTCACTTCTGTCTCGGTGTGGTAGTATGTATCCCTGTGGATCTAGCCACATAAATCTTATTCGCTGAGTTGGTGTGTGTGGGAAAAAATTTTTAAAATATTCTGTAGTGACAGGGCATAAATCGGCTACTTTAGTCCATTTATATTCAATATCTTCCATACGTTTATTTGCATTTTCAGGGTAGGCAGTATAATAATCTGTTTTATTCCATTCTTCCCCGTAAATACAAAGGCTTTTCCAACCTAAACTATCTGGACTCCTGTGTACTATAAACATATCTTTTATAGCAAGGGCTTCTTCAAGCATTTCCTTATAAGGAACATTTGGCAAATCTAGTGGAAGATACGGCCAACCACTGTTATGAATGATCCAATGCCCTAGTTGCTCATCCTCAAAATTAGGTACTATTTGATTTTTAAAATCAAATGTCCAAGGAGCCTCTTGAAAAAAATCTACAATTTTATTATTCATCGAATAACACCGTAATGTGTCCAAGCAGAATTTGCCGCATTATCGCATCCGCCTAGATGTATACTTTGATTGTTTTCTATTAGATCTTTTAAAAAGTTTTTATATAAAGATTTTAATGCTGAAGGGGAAAAATTTCTAATACTTGCTGGAGTATAAAAACTATTGCTAAACCATATAAAATTATTACCAGAGTGGGATTGCATATCTGTTATCATTTCGCGATAATTTCCAAATAAATCAATATGCATATACTTGTGCGGCAATTTTTTATATTGATTCCATGTATCTAACCACAACGTTTGCCCACCAAACATATCAATAGTTTTATCCCATTCCGGTGTAAAATCTCTGTTTGGCAACCAGTTAGGTCTGAATGTAGAATCGATTTGTTTGTACTCGTTAATTTTTTCTAAGTAATTTGTACCGTCCCATGTTTCTACCAACCATTTTTTAAAATTTAACGCAGATTGCGAATAATCAATGTATACCACTCTAGCAGATTTCCAGTCGGTTTTAGTTAATATTTGTATAGGTTTAAATCCGGCGGCAACGGCATATAATGTATCTAGTTTTGTATCTTGATTATATGCAAGATTTGGTAAGTTAACTGGATCATTATTGAATACAAAAACAAGTGTGGTTACATTTTTATCAAAATTAGTCTCTTCTAGATATCGATATTGTCCGCCAGTAGGGCCAACTGGTTCAACAGTTATATTTTTTTCACCATTTAATATTCTTTCAAATCGAGTATCTTCTATATCTGGATATAAATGATATTTTTGATCTCGTACTTGCCTACTAAAATTACCTACAGCATGCCCTGAGGACAAAATAGAAGAAATAAAATCTGCTCCAGGACGTAATGAACCGTTATAAACTTGACTTGTATTTGTTGGTTTTAAATATGTTGGGGTATAATCGTCGTGAATATCTTCATTACTACGATCAGGTAATGCTAACATTTCTGAATTTGCTGTTCTGTAATTTCCAAATACAGGACATCCTATTTCCTGCCATGTTTTAATATTAACATACAGTGCTTGATCGTGCAAATAAAAATATCCAGAAGGTTTATCTTCTAAAATATGTCCCACAAATGCATAGTTATTTTCCTGTGCTTCTTTTATTATTTGATGAACAAGCATGGGAGAATGTGACTGATATCCTAACGCAACTAAAAATAAATGATCGGTATTCTGTGTCAATGCATCTGTCATTATCTTAGTAATATCATCCCCTTCTATTAAAATAGTTTCAGTGAAATTATTTCTACTATTGTTTAACGATATATTAATACTGAATAAAGTTATATCTTTAACATGTTCTCGATAAGAAGATGATTTATGATTTAGCTGATTATATAATCCAAATGCTATTTTCATCGATTTTTCCAAATTACAATACTATCTAGTTCAACTGAATCTACAGTAGCATCAATTAATGATAACCAATCTATCAATTCTAAATCTAAAATATCCCCGATCGGGAATCGATTTACTGGTTTTCCGGATTCTAAATGTTGTTGGGTCCAGCTTGGATTTTCCATTACAGTTGCAAATATCATATGGGGATCTAACATAATATTAGGAGTCATGAATAAATTGCCAGTACAATCATTTGCAGATAGGTCGTCGTGTTCTAACCATGATTTAATTTGATCTTTGCCCTGTATATCCTCAGATAACCATACGGTATGATGGAACCCATTTGTTTCAGGATTAAATATTCTATCAGTCAATCTAAGTTCGGCCCCATTACCAAATAGTGCATCTTTATTTTTAAATTCTTTACTGTCAGTGCATGCAATAAAATGAAACCATTTTCCTTTTATTAAATTAACGTTTTCAAGATAGCAATATGTAGATCTTTCTAGATCGTGTGTATTTTGATTTAATATGTTTACAGCTTTAAATGTATCTTCGCTAGTAAAACCTGTCGGCACAGGCATTCTACCAGAGTACCACTCTGTCGATTGGGTAGTAAAATGTCGATGCCATGTATTTAAATGGGATTGTCTTAATTCAGTTGGATTTTTAATTAAATATTTCAGATCCGATAATTCTGTTGTATAATCTAATCCTAGATTATTATGTAAAAAATTAAATCCATCATACAACCCTTGCAATAGTTCAACTGGAGCATCCATGTAATGTACTGCTTTGCACCCACCGATTCTTAAATTCCAACCAATATCAGGCAATCTTTTAGATAATGCCAGCATATAATTTTTCCATTCTAATGCAAAATCTGTATCTAATAACTGCACATTAATTTTAGTTGTGCTATTATCTTTACGTGTAAGATTATACGTTAACATCTACTATTTCCTTTATTGGTATAAATTTACTTAGAATTGGGATAGATTTAAGCAAACTTTCTTTTCTATATATATCTGTATTATATAACATGTTCAAATTTTTTTTAATTTGTTCTTTGGAACTAGACCGACTATCCATAAAATTTAAAATACCGAGCATGGTATTTTTATATTTTTCACTCCATGAGTAAGTTTTCCATCTTTCTCTTATCTCTTTTTTTAATGATGCAGGAGCAGACCATAATGCCATATGTTCTGGCGAGTGTACTATATTATTCCAGATAGAAAACTTTGGAAACTCTGTTTTAATTAATTCATGTACTGCGGGTGCTTCTAATGCATTTAACCAACTTATAGTAAAGTTAATTTGTATATTAATGCGATCGGCATATTCATAATATTGTTTCATATTGTGATATGTTTCTAGCCATTTTCCAGGATGTCTTAAATATTCATACGTTGCACCGATACCATCGATGCTCAGCCCTATTCCAACAGATTTAAAACTAGTAGCAATTCTCTCTAATAACTCGGGAAAAAATAATGTGCAGTTGGTAGTCAGTGTTAGGTCGATATTTTTACTGTATCCCATATCGATTAATTCAGTTAATATAATATGCCATTGCTTAACATAAAATGGTTCACCACCGACTATTTCTAATCTAGTGAGTTTCCTGTACCAGTTATGTCTTTCGGTCCAAAGTTTTCCCATTTCATCCCCGCTTTGCCCTAATGGCATAGGATAACCATTGTTACCGGTTAAAATTTTAATTTCGTGTTGCCATTGGGTGCTATGACTTGGTGTACAACTACGGCATTTTAAATTGCAACTATTGTTAATAATTAACTGTAGTTCAGAAACACCCGAAGGCTCCTCCTCCCAATTTATAAGATCTTTTCGAATATTAGTATTATAAATTAATCTTTTACTTTGATACCCGTTATCCTCATCGGCCCAACACGTACTACATTCTTCCGGGCGTTCATTACGTCTAAAACGATTACGCAAGTCCTTCATAAAACTACTATGCAATATTTCATCGGGAGTGCTAGTCTGCACATACATATTATCTATGTAGCCTTTATATAAGCAACACGGTTGTGCTCTGCCATCTGGTTCATTACTAAACCCAGTCCACGGTATACTACATAGATTGCTAGGACAAGTCATCTTTTACCTATTTCCATTGCTAAGTTAACTGATTTGTGTCTACGCTTACAGTATTGATCAAAAAATATATCTGAATCTTTTCTATATTCGGCATGTTTATTGTTTGTTAGTTTTGGATCTAACATATTTAAAATTCTAGGTATAACTTTCAATTCGGAGTCTGTTAGTTTATGTTCAATTGACGAAAAGAAATTAATATATTTTTTTTGATAAAATGTACGTTCGACATAGGATAAACATGCAAGACTTTGAAATTCTGGATATGTGGCAAAATTTATCGATATATATGGACGTTTAGTAATATTAAGAATATCTATATATAATTGATCTAATCCTATCAATGCTAATGCAGTTATAGTTGTACTAATACTAATATTAGCAGTTGTTTCGGCACAGACACGTGATACATTGTCGAGCCACTGATTATATATCATGCCATCTCGGATGAATTCGGCAACGTCTCCTGCTGTTTCGTTACTTATGTTTATACGTACATTTGATAATTTATTAACACTATTAATGAACCTATCTATTATTGTCGGTTTTTGACATAAATTTGTGTGTATAACACATTCTATATTGGGATTGATTTGTCTTATTTTTTCAAATGTTTTAAATGTATCTTCGTGCAATAACGGCTCGCCACCAGTTATCCGTATACTTTCTAACTCATCAGCTGATTCGTCAAACCAATTCCAAAACAAATCCATATCAACTGGAATATTATTATCTATTCCTCGTTGATAATGTAATTTTTTATCTGTTGTTAAACCGTTATAATTCCCATAACGATTGATATCGTTTTTCCATTCAGTACTAAAACTAGGACTACAATAACTACATGCTAAATTACATGTATTTTGAAATGCAAGTTCTAATGCTTTAGGTTTAAAAATAAAACTACGATTTAGGTAATCCTTAGCTTCGAGTGAATTTTTAAATGATAATGATTTTAATTCTCTGTCACTTGTTATTCCTTGATCTTCTAAATTCCAACAGTAGTTACATTCGCTAGGCTTTTCACCCGATAACATTCTGTTTTGTTGATCTCGTTTGTCAGTCGGATTAAAAAATGTTACTAAACTTTCGCCAGGAGTGACCATAGGCGTATGATGGCATCCTGCCAACTTACTAGCATATAGCCAAATAGTAGCCTCGTGAAATTTAGCCAAGCATATTGTATTG